TACAAAGGATCTGACCGGTATCGTGTGTCCAATCTCCTGTTCTGATAAAGTGGTCAACACCGGATATGGCAATTCCACAGTCAAATCTTTAGGGATCAACAAACCGCTCCCTTGACCGTCAAAACGAAAACGAACGAACCAATTGACAATGTTATCATCGATCGCGACATGTTGTTCAAAGCGATATGGGATGAAGGTTTCTTGTATTGCTGGTTCGAGAACTTGTATGGCGGGTGTAACTTCGCTTGGAGTAGGGATGTACGTAAATTGATGATTTACGACACCCATATACACATCGAGCGAATCTACCAATGCGTTTATCTGCGATTGACTGGAAGCTATTAGCGATCGTATATCATGAACTCGATTGACGGTTTCTTGTAAAGACGCATCCAAATACACCCCCTTCAGTTTTAGTTCATTGTGTACGTTCAAATCTCCATTCACGTACACGTTTGAAAACTTGGACTCGTCGCCCCCCGTTTTGGCATATAGGTGAGATTGCGAGGCATCAATGAACTCGTTATCGTGTACGCCGCGTTGTTGTATGCACCGAAAGGTGGACGTGTGCGAAAAGTCGGTGGTGTGAGAAGAACTTCGTGCAAAAGAAGATGGTTTCGTGTCTCTACGGGGCTTGTCGGGAACATACCCGTTGTCTTGTAAATAATTCAAACACTCTTTTCTAGTTTTTAACCGTTGACCATGTTCACCAATCAAATCACGCAATTTCCTCGTCGTACACGATTGAATATTCATGATATATTATCGTATAACATTATTTATGAAGACGACGTACAACGAAGANAGAGTGTTAGACCGGATCTTCCAAATTATAAGTACCCACGAGGGAAGTCGTGCGAATGAAACCACGAAGAAACGGACGTTCGTAAATTTTGTTGATTACGCGGCATACGATAGCCGACGAAACCCGTTGTTAAACATGATAACGAATCGCCAATTCGTATCCGCGATATCGTGTGAAGGCGTACAAAAACTACACACACCTAATATAAGTCAATTACGAAACATCATACAACACCACCTATTGTATGACCATGTGGATATTATGCACATCTCACATGGTTACAATGATTTTTGGTATTTAAAAACCTTTTTCGAAACATGCGATGTTAAACCGAACATTGTTGTTATTCGTTATAATCGGTACATTCCGAATGAAAAAGCAATTACGGTCCCATTTTCTAAGCATTCACGTAACATAAATAACTACCATACGTGTTCGTTGCTGGCGATTTCGAAAATTTTACATTCGTATCGATATATCGGCGATAGTGCATCCGTATTAAGTTATTGGATCAGAAAAGAATTACCAAACGCCGAACGGTTTACAACAACCCTTCCCGTAAATGTGGTGGATCGTAAACAATGGGATATCATGAAGGGCGCGTTTTGGGTGAATGTGCAGTAGTNATTATATAAAAAAGCTTAATGTCTTTTGCGTTGTAGTCGTCACGTGTTGTTTCGGATTGGTCGATTTCTTTTTCAAAGCGGTCGGTGGTTGTGGAGAACCGTTTCCATTTGTTGTTTCCCAAAAGTCACATAATTGTTTTTGACCCGTCTCTTTGCGTAAATGTTTGCTTATGATCTCCCCAAATATTTCATTCTTTGGGTTATCCGTAAACAATTCAAACAATGACGCAAGTGGACTGATGAGCGAATGCTCCAAGTAATAGAGGGTGTCGAGTTTCAAATTATTTTCGATCACATATGTCGGGTCTTCCGCCTTTTCCCATTGTAACTGTTTTTTAATCTTTGTGTCCATAAACACATAAGGTACTCGGTCTCCTGATTTAGGTTGACTTCCTGGATTCCGTTCTCCAATCTTTCTGGCGACGTTAACATGAGATATCGCACATCGATGATTTGTAAAAATGTGGTGATTTCTTTTTTCATCCGCTTCATCTTTCGCTTTTTTACAGCAAGCGTAATCTTTGCGAAGCGACTTACTCAGAATGAGGTCTTGAACTGGTATCTTGCCGTCGAGCAGTTGTTGTCCACATTCTTGTGCATACTCCATCGCCTCGAACACTTTCCGCTCATACATAATCATGTGTAACACCGTTTTACAAACGTTTTTGACAAAATCCGGATTATCTCGTCGTACTAACTGAATTCCTTTAGCGTCAATATAATCAGGTTTTTCAGGATTCGTATACATCAAACCCGCATACCGTTTCTTGCTGAACAACAAGTACGGATAGTAACATTTTTCAAACTCTAACTCGATTGGAAATTTGAATGTCGCAGAGATTCGTTTTGCGGCTTCTTGACCCAATTCAAAGGACTCTTTCAACTTGTTATCCGTGGTGGTGTCAAAGATGACCATGACGGAATCGGTGTCTCCGTATATCACTCTCGACCCGGGATACCATGTTTCGACAAGTGTTTTTGTATGGGTAATCATATTGCGACCTATCGTGGTGACGGTTGCCGAAATAGGTTGACAAGGTAGCATGTATGCCGCACAAAAACCATAAATACTGTTCATACTCACCTTGAACGCCAACTGTTTTCCGTTGTACACACTTTTTAAGGATGCACTTGTCGCATTTGCCATATCTTTTTTGGCTTGTTTACGATTTTTCGCTAAATTTTCAAGAATTTTTGGAAGAATACCTTGCTTCGTTTGAGCAAATCTGTATTTGAAGGTTTTGTCATCCGACGTCCATTCAAAATCTTCGTATTCGGTCCCATCGATATGTGCATATTTTTCATTTTGAACAATGGTGCTGTAGCATAAATTGTGCGCTCTCATGATGGTCGGATACAATGATGCGAAATCTAACCCGGTAACCACTTCGTCCATATACGCATCTTTTTCCGCATTCAATACTGTAGCTCCGATGAATGATTCTTTGTTTGCCGAGTCACATGGCGTAATCACCAACATATTTTCAAGTCGTGTTTGTTTCGTAATTTGACTAAACACTTTGATTTGTTGTCCTCTTTCTAACAGAAAATTCATTGGTACATATGTAGCCTTCGCCATCTCCATCAAATTTGGAACATCGTTCAGTGTCCTCATCAGTCTCAAAGGGAGCTCCGTGTCTTTCACACAGTATTTTCCGATTTCATACATATCTTGAGAGGAACCCGTTTTGAATCGGGCGAACAACTCTTTGATTGGCATATCGAGTTTTTTATCTTTCAGAAAATGTTCGGCGACGAAATTGAGTGAATATTTAATCAATTTGTGTTCGCGTTTGTACAACTCGAGCAAATCCAATTGGATTCTACCAGTAGACGTCACCATCTTATATTCATTGTCACCGTATGCGCTGCTGCTGAATTTTGCATCGTAGGTGACCGAGGGTTCACCTCTTTCCCGGTTCAAATTGATGAACGACGTCAGATTCAAAACGGCGGCTCGTTGCATTATGTAATGCAAGTCAAATTTCCATATATTGTAACCGATCAGAATGTCAGGATTATGAATTTGTATTCCCTTGACCCACTTTTTTATGAGTTCGTTTTCACTTTTACACTCATGTATGTGTACATCTTCGATCACATCACACGTGTTCAATGTAAACAGTTCCTTCAAAAATGGTTTTTCATCTCCATATCTTTCATAGGTACATGCGATTTGAATTATAGGACAATAGTTTGAACTCGATAATGGGTCCGGAAACGAACCATCTTCGCTATGTACTTCTATATCGAACGAACACAAGACCACAGGTGATATGGAATGGATGTCGATGCGTTGAATTGCACTTGGGTGTTTAATGAAAATTTCGATATCCGAAAATGTCTCCTTGAAATCTTTTTCATAATAATCCTTATTTTCAATTGTGATCCACCCTGTAGACTCAATATCACACTCATGTATGAACCGAAGCACGGGGTCAATATTTGCTTCGTATATTTTATTTTTAAACTTCGGATTTCTTTTACACCACCAAAACGCAGATTTCCAAGAGGCCTTACTCGAAAATGTCAATTTCAAGAACTTGCTTTGTCGGTTGTTCGAAAACCCGACGAATCGTTCCCGCCAAACAAATTGTGTGGCGATCGGATTGAATTGGTTAAAAGACCNTTTGNAGTTTTGCNNGTTGAGCGAAATTAAACTTTGAGATTTTGTTTGACTGTCTGGCACTTCAATGTAAAAAGATGGATTGTACACGCAACTCGCGACGACCGATTTTCCTTGTGCCGTTCGTCCATACATGGTTATCACGTGAGAAATGGTGGCGTCTTCACGTTCCGTATCTCTCGAATCCCATGAAATGATTTGAAACTCCATCTTGGTTATTAGAATACCACAAAGCACTTTAAGTGATTTAAAAGTTACATTCGTGTCTCATACAAATGAAAATACGTATTTGCCACCATATATCCATTGGTTTACAAAACGATGCCTTGCTTCTTAAAACCATCATTCAAGAGACCACGCACCATACGTGTGAGATCGTTTCGTACGACGAATCGGGTTTGTACTCCCAAACGGAATCGTCACAACACAACGTGGATGTGCAATTCTTTTTGGAACACATACACCCATCCTTCATCAATTGGGCAACCTTCAACATTTTCATTCCTAATATCGAATTTGCGAATCGTGTAGATGTTCAAAACATTCCACGTATGGATCGTATCGTCGCAAAAACGGAACACGCAAAACAAACCTTAACCGTATGTTTCCCGCAATCTGAAATCTTATATTGGGGATGGTCATCGACGGATCGATACGACCCGAACGTGACAAAGAAAATCAACGAGTTTGTGCATATTAAGGGTGTTTCACGATTCAAAAACTCACAAACCGTAGTGGATTTATGGTTAAAACATCCCGAGTGGCCTCTCTTGCATCTGTTTTGTTACGGGAATGAATCGCAAAATGGCTATTTGAACATGCACGTACCGTTCGTACTATTGGCACCCAATATCAAATGGACTCAACGGAAAATAAACGAGGACGAACTTAAAGACGTCATGAATCGTTTCGGTGTCCACATATGTTGTAGCGTACAAGAAGGCTTCGGACATTACATCAATGAGGCGAAAGCTTGTAAAGCAGCGGTCATTTCGACGGACGGTCGTCCAATGAACGAGCTCATACATCATCACGAAAACGGCTTGTTGGTTAAAACAATAAGCGAACAAACCACATCATTGGGAAAAAAATATCATGTGTGTGAAGTCGATATGGAAGCCAAAATTCAAATGATGATCAATCTTGACGAAAATACGAAACGAAAATTCGGGGAACGTAATCGACATTCGTTTACGAAAATGCGGAATGAGTTAAAAGAAAATGTAATTGAAACGTTTAAACAAATGAAATTATAATTAATAATACATGAGGAAGCAACATTTCACGCGTTTTGTTGAAAGAACAAAACATATAGTNAACGCATACCCGGTGCGACATATTCATCCTTCTCCCAAATATTACGCCGTCATCGTTGAACCGAGACGNCATCCGTGCATGGAATATGTTTGCAAGAACATTTTGCGTTTTTTAAACGATGATTGGGGGTTACACATCTTTCATGGAACGGATAATGAGGAATGGATAAAAGATATGTTTGAAGGGGTTGAAAACATAAGATACACCAATCTAGGTGTCGCTAATCTTTCAATCGAAGATTATAACAACTTGTTAACGAACAATGTCAAATTTCATGACGCGATTGAATCGGAAGTTTTTCTAGTTTTTCAAACCGATTCCATCTTGTTCCAATCCATACCCGAACGATATGTCCAATATGACTATGTGGGAGCCCCATGGCCTCATCATGGCAATTTGGTGGGTAATGGGGGGTTATCGATCAGACGAAAGACGGTGATGAAATTGATTTGTGATTGCTATAATCGACCGACCGGATGTCCAGAAGATTTGTTTTATGCAATCTGTTTACGGAAAGAGGGGTCCAATGTCGCTCCGTATGAAGACGCGAAACAATTCTCATGTGAATTGATACCGACCACCATACTGCCCATTGGATGTCACGAACATATACAAAACATAAACGTTAAGGATTTTGAAAACATATACAGTTCATATTTTATATATTAAAGATAATTGTCTTTACATGTTCATATTATGAGTCTCAAGGGAAAAGAACCGATGGACTCGATGGTTGTGGACCATCTTGAAGAGGATTTTGTCCAAATACCTAGTCAACAATATGCACTTATCTCCATTGTATCGCCAACGTCTACACAACAACATAAGGCGTGCGCACTTAAAATAAGGGGCGTATTTAGCACCAAAGAAGATGCACAACATCATGTTAAACGGTTGCAACAAGCCGACAATACCTTTGACATATATCTAGTAGATATGTATAAATGGTTACCCATTCCACCGAACGATGATGCAATTCAAGATAAAGAATATCAAGAAACCATGCTTAATGACATCATTCAAGGACATAAAGAACAACAACTTAGGGCCAAACAACACTTTGAAGAACGTAAGAGAGAATCATTAGAACCAATGACCGAAGACGATTAGCTCGTTTTCTTAATCTTATAAAGAGGTTTTTTCGGGTCAGAAGGTTTCGAAACAACAAGCTCTTTTTCATCGTACTTAGGATCATACATCGTTTTGTGCATCTTCCAGATGTTAGGATGTCCAACACGGAAATTATCACATCCATCGCGGACTTTAGCTTTGTACCAAAAAACCACATCNTCTATTTTATTACTCTTTATCGTATTGTCTAACACAATGCACTCATAATTCTCTGTGCATACATTCATTACCTGATTGAACATATCAAAAGTGGGGAAAATACCAAAAAAGTTTTTGTAAATTTTTTCACGATTTTGTAAAATATTTTCACGAAACACAAATATATAATCGATGTTCGACCTTAAGTCGGGTGTCAAGTCCATACAATATTGCATCGTGAGCATGAAGAATATGTTCCAATGTCTACCATTGTAAAATATTTGTCTCATTATTTTTTCTCTCAAGAACTTTTTATCATACATACAGTCATCACATATCATGAACACGCTATCACCGTTTCCCTTCTTTACCAATTGTTTTTGTCTCGTGACAACTTTTTCAACCACATCCGATTTATACTCATGATACACGAATAAGTCGGGTATAAAATCTTTATAAAAACCGTTACCTTCTTCCGTACCAGACATAACGATACCGGCCGATATATGTCTCTTGTGATACATGATGTCTTTTACGCATGTTGACTTCCCACTCATTCGTTTTGCGATGAAAACAACTATCGAATTATCTCTCATTTTTGAAGGGTTAAACTTTTTCAAGTGTAGGTTCATCGGTTCCTTACTATGTCTGAACATATTCATTTTGAAGGTGCTACGCACATTTATTTTTTACGTTAGAATAAATTTTTTTTCTGTGCATATACTACTAAACTCTTTATACTTATCTCATTTTAAAATGGGAGGAGGACTCATGCAACTTGTAGCGTACGGTGCCCAAGACGTGTTCTTGACAGGTAACCCCCAAATCAGTTTCTTTAAAGTACTTTTCCGTCGCCATACAAACTTTGCGATGGAATCCATCGAACAAACCTTTAATGGTAATCCCGAATTGGGGAATCGCGTCACATGCACCATCTCTCGTAATGGTGATCTTGTCACCAACATGTGGTTGGAGGTTAAATTCGCGGACACCGCGAATGTCGTGAACTCTTTAGGTCATGCTCTCATCGAATATGTCGAACTCGAAATTGGCGGTCAACGTATCGACAAACATTACGGTGAATGGTTAGAAATTTGGTCCGAATTGACACTCCCGGAAGAGAAACGTAATGGTTTCAAGGAGATGATCGGTCGCCGTGATGCGGGTGTCGATTACGCACCCGAATCCAACAAATTGTACATTCCCTTCCAATTCTTCTTCTGCCGCAACCCCGGTCTTGCGCTTCCCCTTATCGCGCTCCAATACCACGAAGTGAAACTTAACATCAAGTTCCGTTCCGCCTCAGAACTTATCAAGTCGGGTGCCGTCAACGGTGCTTTCAAATTCGAAGGCAACCCCCGTCTTTTCGTGGATTACGTATATCTCGATACCGACGAACGTCGTCGCTTTGCCCAATCCCAACACGAATATCTTATCGAACAACTCCAACATACCGGTCCCGAATCCACCAAAGACGACAACCATCGTCTCAACTTCAATCACCCCGTGAAAGAACTNGTGTGGGTGGCTCGTCGCGACAACGCGGACCCTCTCGAGTTCGCCGGTAAATCCAACAGCACTCTCGGTGCCGGTTCCACGTACAACGCGGATTACGCTTGGTCCACGCCNGACGGCGAAGCGTTCAACACCGCCAAACTCCAACTTAATGGCCATGACCGTTTCACCGAACGCGATTCCTCCTACTTCCGTCTCGTGCAACCCTACCAACATCACACTCGCGTGCCCTCTAAATACATCTACCTTTACTCCTTCGCGCTTAACCCCGAATCCAACCAACCTTCCGGTACTTGCAACTTCTCTCGTCTCGACAACGTGACCCTCTCTCTCGGTGGCCTCAAAAACAAAGTGGGTGATAACGGTCAACTCCTTGTGTACGCCGTGTCCAATAACGTTCTCCGTATCATGTCTGGTATGGGAGGTCTTGCCTATAGCAATTAAAAACCTTACTTAACCACCCGAATAACTCACTTAAGGATTATAATTTCATATATGTAAATAAGTATGAACTTCGAACACGAAAATATTCACGAAATGCATCATTATCATTACATCCATAAAAATGGACTCGACAACACTTTTGTCAAATCACCCGAAAATCCCAACATTACTTTTTTAAAAATAAAAAATAAAAAACATGATATTACAACACTCGTGGATTCATGCATTGTCGATAAATTGACCGACATTTCATGGTGCCCACATAAGTCAGACAAATCTAAAAAATATTATGTAAAAACAAATCATCACGATTTTCATTATCTTCACGAATATGTACTACGTTTGAACAATGTCGCAAAACCTGACGACAATTATTCCGTCGACCATATCAATCGTGACACATTGGACAATCGATTGGTCAATTTACGATGGGCTACACAAACGGAACAAAATATCAACACCGACAAACGAAGTAGAAAATATAACGCTCGAGAATTACCGGAGGAGATTCTTGAGGAGTATATGCCAAAATTTGTCACATACAACAAAGAAGTGTATGATAAAACGAGTGGAAATACACGCGAGTTCTTTCGTATTGAAAAACACCCAACGATTCCAAATTGGTCAAGTTCAAAGTCAAACAAGTACACCGCTTTAGAAAAGTTGGCACAAGCGTACGAAAAACTAAACATGGATTTACCCACACAGATGGGACACATCGAATTACCGGACCCGGATTTGCTAGAAAAATGCACACTTGATGAGTTTGTGTTAAAAAAAGAGATGCTTCCACAATACGTAAGTTTTGTTAGGGAAACGGTCAAGCGGGGGTGTAAATTTGAAATCGCCATACCTAACCAAAAACGAGTTTCGACATCCGGGTCCAAAAAAGTGTCATTGAAATGCAAATATAACGAAATGTTACAAATGTTGAGGGGGTGNTAAACATACTAGTTCAATTTGTATTTCTCTATTGAATGATGATTTAGGAACGCCACCACACCGATGAGAAGATCGAGAAGCAACGGAAGATATGCGAGATGTGGTTGATAAAATGCTAAAAGTGCGAAACATAGGTAGGTGCATGCATGTATTAACCGCAACGAATGCCACCAAATGGGAGCACCGAACGCTCTGAGGCCGGTATCAGGCGCACAGATACCCAACACCAAAAAACCGATCATCGGTATCATGGCAAATAACGCCAATGTATGCATGATCGTCGGATCGTTTGCGTATTTGCGAGAGATATGGACCAACAATACACGAAAAGGGACGCATCCGGCAAAAAACAAAAACCAACGTTTTTGGATGTTATTCATATGGATTGTGTATACGTAACGTGTTTATTTTTTTAAAAAAAATACAACACATGTTCGGATGTAGCGAAACTTAATTCAACGTGAGCATGTATCAATAGCTAGGAATAATCCGCGCCACCTTTTTAACCTTATCTCCGATCTTTCCGTTTGCGCTAATCGCGACGAACGCGAATATTATATTTGCGGATGGGTTGTCTATGAACGCNGGAGTTAAGATGGTGAACATTTTGTGGCCATANCCTAATATGGCTAACGCCACGAGTATTTCGCCCAATGTAACGATAAGGGGTGTTTCCTTCTTCGTCATGAACATTGACGAAACGACACCAATCAAGAACGCGGCAAAGAAATACACAATGATGGAGATGGGCATTGTCGATAATGATGCTAGACTAGGTTTGCATTTCGGACCGGAGCATGATACGGGCGGGGTCGATACTCGAGAGGGTTGGAATTTTTTTGTATAAACTGGAGAGGCGCGACTCAGACGACGTACCATGAAAAAATAAGAGTATGTGATAATAACATATATTTTTTCAAAAATTCAGTAACCTTGTTTTTTGAATCAACACTGAGATCGCGGTGAACATGTGTTTGATGTGAATGTGTTCATACATTTCATGCAAAAGCACGTCCATCTCATGCAAAATATCGTGCGCTCGAGAATGTGCTTGTAATCGTTCTTGAATGTATGGTGAAAAAT